TCTTATCAGGTCAATAGGTTCTAGCGGTCTAGAAAAAGTCTGTTCATCTCTATCTCTGCTACCTTATAATTCTCTGTTCTTTCTACTTGTTGCCAATTTAATTCAGCGTCTTGTTTGATAATATGGGATAAGTATAAAACTCCAATAAGACATATTAGTATAACTGCGAGTATAATATTTCCATATTCATAAGCGAAATAGCTACTTGGTTCTTGGTCTCTTTCAATAGTTTTTTTAAGACGACCATAGTTTCTTGAGTTGCACATATTTTATTCTATTAAAGATTAGTTGATTTATTTAGAACTTCTGCACGCTTAGAGTGAGTAATTATCTCGGCAGGGTTGTTTCTTGATTATAACCCACTCTAGCGTTGTGAAGTGTTGACAGGGCTTATTGAAGTTATCTCTGCTTGTCTGAATATAGTATATCACAGGTAAGATAATAGTCAAACATCAAACTGTGGATAACTTTTTAACAATGCTATATTTTGGCTAATCTTAGCACACTTGCGTAGTTATTTTAAGTAGTCTATACTGTATATAGGTAGGGAATTTATCTCTCATATTGCTTGTATTATATGGGTAGAAAAAAAGGTGGAAAAAAATGTTAATGACACTCTAAATGTGTTAGTTTTTGTTTATGCCCTCAACAATAGCTCAAATTGAAATCTATGATAATCAAAGAGAAATCTTTTTGAAAGAATTAGATAACTTTACTACCTATCACAACGGCGAGTTAGTAGTTAAAAATGGTCGTTGGATGGAAGTAGATGGCTTTGGACATTCAGGACTACTTTATAAAATAATTGACTTGAATAAAAAGATAGAAAACCTAAGAGTCAAATTAGTTAATCAAAGTTTTTAGGGGATGGGATTTAGAGCGAATTTTTTGTCTCTCATACAGCAAAAATCGCAAAGGTGAAGCCATCATTCTATTTAGTGGGCAATAAAAGCCTAACTATCCCTTCACCTAAAGATTTTGAATTATGGTAATAATACAAGAAATAGGTTGGAAGGCTTGTCTTAGATGTAAGAAGTCTATCCCTTTATTTGAACAAGGTTCTATTTGTAAGTCTTGTGTATCTATTTTAGATAAAAGGAACTATAAGAAAGAAACTAAAAAGCAATATGAAAGTAGGAAAGTTAAAAAATAGGCAGGTGAACGGAAATCATTACTCTAAGCATAAGATTCAAGTGTGGGACATTATTCTGGAGTATGAACTCAATTTTTTTGAAGGAAACATATTGAAATATTTACTTAGAAGAAAAGACAATCGTAAATTAGATTTATTAAAAGCCCAACACTATTTAGAAAAACTTATAAGCATATCATAATAATGTGATGTATATGAAGCTATTCAACAAGCTCAATATAATTTACAAGTCATTAGTGGAGAACTTGATAAAAGAAAGACAGAAGACAAAGGAGACAAAGAGAAGACTGAAACTATTGAGGGGACTAAAAATACAAAACCAAATAAAGAATAGTTTTGAAGAAATATTACAAGCATCTGGTATAAGCCCAGATGATAAAGACTTAATGAAATAGTATGGATGAAGAAATCAAAGTCTTTTTAAAGAAAGTATGGAACTTAGAAAATCCTACTAAAGAAGATATAGAATTTGTAAAACAAAACAAGTTATAAAAAACAAGCTAAGAGATTTAATAAATATATAAATAACTATGAAAGAATATGGTAAAATGGATGAAAACACAGTAAAGATTTTAGAAGATGCTTTTAGTGTTGGTGCAAGTGATATAGAAGCCTGTTTTTTAGCTAACATTAGCAAACAGACATTATATAACTACCAGAAAGAGAATCCAAGTTTTGTTGACCGAAAGATGGCACTAAAAGATATGCCTAAGTATGCAGCTAAGAAAGTAGTAGTCAAAGCTATTGAGGCTGGAGATAAACAACAAGCTAATTGGTATTTAGAGAGGAAAGATAAAGAATTTAAAAACAAACAAGATATAACAACTGACGATAAGCCTTTACCAATTCTAGGATATGCCATTTCAAATGACAACAGCAACAACCAAGATAATGAAGATGAAGAAGAGAATAAGAGCGATAGCAGGGGGGACATCAGCATCAAAGACAATATCGATTCTCCTTTACTTGATACACTTATCCCAGAGCGACCAGAAGAAAACTCTAACTAGCATTGTCTCAGAGAGTATTCCTCACTTAAAAAGAGGTGCTATTAGAGACTTCAAGAACATAATGCAAGAACATCATTATTGGAAGGATAGTTTATGGAACGCAACTGATATGATTTATACTTTTGAGACTGGTAGTCAAATAGAATTCTTTTCAAGTGATAATGGGGATAAGTTACGAGGTGCTCGTCGTGATAGACTTTTTATAAACGAAGCAAATAATGTCACTAAAGACGCTTTTGACCAGTTAGAAGTCCGAACAAAAGAGTTTGTATTTTTAGACTGGAATCCAACTAATGAGTTCTGGTTTTATACTGACCTAAAAGATAAGCGTGATGATGTAGATTTCATCACTTTAACATACAAAGATAACGAAGCTCTTAGCCCTGAAATAGTCAAGGCAATTGAGCAAAGAAAGGGAAATAAACAATGGTGGAAAGTATATGGAGAGGGACAACTTGGTGAAGTAGAAGGTAAGATTTATAAAGACTGGGATGTGATTGACGAAATACCTCACGAAGCGAGACTTGAAAGATATGGTATGGACTTTGGGTATAGTAACGACCCAACTGCTATTGTCGCAATTTATAAATATAACGGAGGATTTATCTTTGACGAGATAACATTTCAAAAAGGACTTAGTAATAAACAGATTTCAGATATACTCTTGAATGTTCCTCACGCTCTTGTTATAGCAGATAGTGCCGAGCCAAAGAGTATAGACGAGATTAAAAGCTATGGTATTTATATACTCCCAGCTAATAAAGGACAAGGGAGTATAAATCAAGGTATCCAGTATGTTCAAGACCAACGCTGTTCTATTACTAAGAGAAGTTTCAATATACTAAAAGAATATCGCAATTATCTTTGGAGAACTGATAAAGACGGAAAGATACTTAATGTTCCTGATGAAGGCTTTGACCACTCAATGGATGCTATCAGATATGCTTTAGAGAGTTTTAAACCTAAACCTGTTAATGGCTTTAATGCCAAAAAGAAATCATTTATATGAAGCAGTTATACGAAATCATAGACAAAACAATTAAAAAAGGTGACGAAGTTATTACCCTTAAAAGTGGTAAGACTTTTGATTATAAAGAAACTCTAAAAAGAATTAACTGTTATATTAACAATCGTTTCTTAGAAAGAGAAGATGGTATCTTTTGGAACATATCAGCTCCTCGTATTGTTCATTTTGCCAAGAACATTGACCTTGATACTAAAGACTTACAACCTTATGCTGATGGTGAAGTGGATTATGTTCAGACTTGGATATTAAAGATGAAGTTTTATAGATGGTTAGAAGATAATCATTTTGCTTTGACCTTGAATGAACGCTCTAATGGACTGACCACTTATGGCTCTTGGGTATGGAAAGTAGTTAAGAAAGACGGAAAGAAAAATCTTGAGAGTGTAGAGCTTACAAACTTATCTTTTGACCGCTCTGTTAAATCTATTCGTGAGACAGAGATTGTAGAAAAGCACGAACTTACTAAGAAAGAGATAATGGATAAAGCTGATGTATGGAACTATACTGATGAACTATTGAGAACTAAACCAGAACAGAACGGAAAGTATTGTATCTATGAGTTTTGGGGTTATGACGACGAGGGAAACTACAAGCAATGTTTCTACTCAATGAAACTAAAAGACAAATACCTTTACGAAACAGATAGAAAAGAAAAAGACTGTCCTTACTATGATTTCCATTTAGGAGATTATAGAGGTCGTTGGTTGAGAGAGGGTATAGTTGAACGCCTATTTTCTTTACAAGAACAAGCTAACAAACTCGTCAATCAGAACGACAGTTATAACGAGATTGCTTCCTTACTACTTTTGAGAACAGCTAACCCTGAAATCTCTGGGAATGTATTACAAGATGTAGAGAATGGAGAGATTATCAACTCTGACGACTTACAACAAATTGGTATCTCAAATCTTTCGTTCAATAACTTTATTGCTCAACTACAAGAGATTGAAAACAAAGCAGACCAATTATGTCTTACTCCTCAAATAATTTCAGGTGAACAATTACCAAGTGGAACTCCTTTCAGAAGTGTTGCTGTAATGACTAACGCTGCTAAATCAGCCTTTACAATTATGCGTGAAGATATAGGAGAAAGCACTGGCTACCTATTAAAAGAAGTTATCTTCCCTGATGTAGTCAAAGAATGGAACAAAGGAGAGTTGTTTGAGATAGGTAGAGATGAGGCTGACATTCAATACTTTACTAAAGAAGTTCGTAAGTTAATGAAGTGGAATATCTTTGTTGAAAACCTATTGAATGGCAAAGCAATGACTTTGGAAGATATGAATGGATTAGATGTTGGTATCAATGAACAACTCGCTACCTCTTTGCCTAAGATTGAAATACCAGAAAACTTCTTTAACTTCAAATTCCATATTAGAACACGGATTACTTCTGAAAGTGTAGACAAAGCTCAAAGAAACGACGCTCTCAATACTGTTCTAAGTTGGGTTCAAGCTAATCCTGCAATCGTAGACATTCCATACTTTAGACAATACTGTGAAGAGAACGGAATAAACTACTGGAGACTTACAATGGAGCAGAAAGAACAATTACAAATGCAACAGCAACAAGGACAGCCTGGACAACCACCAGAGCCAATCGGACAAACAGATAAATTATCAGGTATAGTTGATACACAATAATATGACTTTAAAAGACTTTGTAAAAACCCAAGACTGGCAAGAAGTTCAAATAATGTTCTTTGAAGAAATGGATAAGTTAAACAAGACTATTCCATACAAGGACAAAGATATTGAACAGGTAGGAAAGCATTATATCGCTAGACAAGAGGCGATTGATATTATCAAGCGTGTATTGAGACGGATTGAAACTGTCACTAAAGATATAAAGACTACCAAAGAATCTTATAGATAGACTGGCAGGCACTCAGGTTCAAGCCCTGAGCTATTGCTAGGTTGTTAGACCCTTTCAAACTAACTTTGGGCTTATTCCGACCCTTAATCGGACAAACTACTTCTATGACAGAAGAAAACATTGAGGAAACTCAAGTTGAGAATCAGGACTCTCAAAATACTGACCAAGAACTTGACTTGGAACTGGAAACAGAAGAACAAGTTGAAGCATCAAAAGACGAAGATGCTGAATCTCTAAAAGCTAAATTGGCAGAGGCTGAAAAACGAGCTAATGAACTTGAAGAGAAGAATAAACAACTTTATGCTAGGGTTAAAAAACCTGTGCAAAAAGAAGTTAAAGAGTCTAAAGATAATTCAGAAGGCAACATTGAACTAATTGAGTTCTTTGCCAAAGGAAACTCTCGTGAAGATTATCAAAAACTTCAAATCATTATGAAAGGCGCAGGTCTTTCAATGTCTGAAGCAATGGCTGACCCACTCTACCAATCCTATAAGGAAAAGAAAGATAAGGAAGCCCGTGATGAAAAAGCACAAATTGGAGTTTCTAAGTCTAATAGTTCATCTAATGATTTCGGAGTTAAACCTGGAATGACACCAGAAGAACACAAAGAGGCTTGGAAAAAACTCAATTCTAAATAGTTCTTTACAAGTTGCCTGATAACATAAATATTATATGGGATTAGGTGAAATAATTGCCTAATTAAAATTCTGTATATGCTGGAATAACTCGTTAAGTTTTCATTACTAATTATGTAATAATATGAATAATAGAGTCAATCAGCAGAGAAATATAGGATATATCTTGGGAGTTTTAGACAGTGAAGGTTGTATATCATTAAATAAAACTGGTAAAACTAAAACTCCACCAATATTCGCTAAATTACTACCGAATGTGTCAATTTCAAATACAAGTTTGAAACTAATTGATAAATGTGTAGAAATTCTAAAGGAAAACAATATCCCTTTTTATATAAGGACTGCTAATCGTAATATAAAACATAAACCAATTTATACTATAATGATTAGTGGATTGAAGAGGGTAAAGAAATTTATAGAGGTCTGTATAGATAATGACTTTGCTAAAAAAGATAGGCTATTATTACTGGAAGAGTTTGTTAAATTGAGATTAAATTCTATTGATAAACATCCAGCTAATAAACCTTACAGCAAAAGAGAATTAGAAATACTAAATGAAATCCACATATTAAATGAAATAGGTGGAAAAAGTAGATACATCTATAAAGTTCTAGACCCAAATAAAAATTCCTTAGAAAGATTAGAATGGAAACACACAAAAATGGAAGAACTTGTTAATAAAGGATGGACACAAAAAAAGATAGGAAACTTTTTTGGAATAGACCAATCAAGTGTTAGCGAATGGATAAAGAGAAATCCTATAAACTCCCAACGACTACCATCAGAACTACAAAATGTAGAAGGTATAGTCTAGTCTTGTATGAGAATACAAGTTAATACAAACGACAAACCACAATTCCGCAACAACTCTAGCACCTTTTATTCCTGAGATTTGGGGACAACTAATCAACGAATATTTTCGTGAAGATTTGAAGTTCGCTTCATTCTTTACTGATAGAAGTGAAGAGTTGGCTGACGGTGGCGACAAATTGCATACACCAAATGTATCAGCAATGACCGCCAATCTAAAAGTTCCTGGTTATGAAGTAACCTTGAACAACACTACTGAACAAGATGTAGATTTAGTAGTTAGTACACATTACGAAGTTTCTTTCTTGATTGAAGACAAGGAAGTTGCTCAAATGAAGAAATCTTATAATCTTCAAATGCAGAAAGCAAAAGACGCTGGTTATGAAGCTGCTTCCACTCTTGAGAGTGCTATCGCAACTTTGTTCGCTGGTTTCTCAACAAGTGTTGGTGCTTCTACTACTAACATTGCAGATTCAGACATCTTGGCTGCTATCGCCACTTTGGCAAGTAACAAGGTAACTGGAATGAAACAAGATGGCACACCAGGACAAGATGTTAACTTCATCTTCCATCCTAACACTTGGTATCGCCAAGTATGTGCTATTGACCGATTCGCTTTGGCTCAAAACTCACCTGGCAATAATCCAGCTGGTTCAAGACCAATGTTCTCTGTCTATGGTATTCCTGCTATCGTTTCTGCTAATGTTCCTTATGTAACTGGAACAACTGGTCGTGTTAACCTTTTGGCTCATCGTGATGCTATTCACTGGGCTAAGGCTTCTCTTCCAAGTACTCCAGGTTCATTTACAGGAACAGAAGGTGTTAGAGTTCAGACTAACTATATCCCACAATACTTAGGTTGGTTAACAACTTCAGATATCTTGTTCGGATGTGTTGAAAATAGAGATAACGCTGCTGTTAAGATTTTAACACACGCAACGAAAGCCTAGAATTTCAAATTAAATCAATAATTTGCTTTCCTAGACTAGGTTTTCCGCCTAAGTCTAGGTCGGAAAGGAAGTAAATATGAGTATTAAAAAATATTTAGGAAAAATAAAAAAACTATTATTTCCTTATAGTCCATTTAAAAAATTTGGTGAAAATCCAGAGAGATGTATAAAAGAAATTTTAGAACAATGATTAGAAATAAGAATACAAAATAATTATATCCCACAGTATCTTGGTTGGTTATTTACATTATATTTTATAAAAGATAAAAGAATATATGAATTATCAAGATTGTTTGAGGATATGGATAATGGAAAAAAATTATCTAAAAATTATAGTAAATACATTGAGAATATAATTTCTAACTTTTCTAAATAATATGGCTAAAACAACAATCGCCTCTTCAGTAAATAAAGAGGTAACATTTATAGGAAAACTTGGGACTTATCGTTTCCCTTTTTCTCCTGACATTGGAGATATAAATAAAAACCCTCAAAAGTATGAGGAGTATAGAGTTAAACGAGATGATGAAATAGCGACACAGCCTGACCCAGTTGAAGTAAAAGAAACACCACAAGTTCAACAGCCAGTAGCTCA